TTAGAAGATGTTGAATTTTACCTGCACCTCTGAATCCTTGTCTACCCGAACCTTTTCAATCAGGTTCAATATTATTTCCCGCCTTTCGTCCCCCTCGGCAGCTTCCCAGATAATCCTGAAATTCTTAACCGTGGCCATAAGTCCTTTTGCGTTGATTGCTCGCTGTTTATCCTCCTGCATTTTACTTTCCCATTCCCGAACCGATTCTTCCAGGTGACCACGCTTTGCCCGCAAGTCCTTTACCCGTTCTGTCAATTCATCCGGGCTAAGGGCGCCTTTTTCAAATGCTTCGTACCAGCGCTCCAGGGCCTTGTTAACTTGCTGCAGCTCTTTTTGGGCCTGACCCAGTCCACGCATGGCGTTTTTACGGTCACTGCTGCTCTGGGCCAGCTCCTGGTTAACCAGCTCTTTAACCAGTGTCTCATTAAAGCTCATGTCGTAAAGCCTGGCTATAACCTTATCGTCTATCTCATCCATACGCTTATACCCGCAACGGCATTCCGGGTCTTTAATCATATGCTTTGTGGTACCGTCCTGGGAATAACAAATGTAGTACCGTATGATGTGCTTTGGCTCCTTGGGATAGTTCTGCCAGACAGCCTTGTTCCGCATCCGGGCCCCGCACTCGGCGCAGTATATGATGCCGGCCAGGAGGGCTTTGGTTGATGGCTTACGGTGATGTTTTTCTCTGCGCTGCCGCCAGACATCCTGCAGCTGGTGCCACCGATCAGGTTCGATTATTGGTTCATGGGTTCCTTCGTACATATTGTCTTTATGTCTTGAGTACCCGGCATAGGTGGGGTTGTTGAGGATATACCTTACCGTTTGCTTAACCCACTGGCCACCAGCTGGGCCGGGTACGCCTCGGGAGTCCAAAGTTTCCGCTATGGAATCAATACCCATGCCGTGGTCAAGGTATAAGCTGTATATCTCTCTTATAACCTGGGCTTCAGATTCGCGTATCTTTAATAGATAAGTTCCCGGCTTGTAATCATAGCCATAGATTGTGCCACCGTGCCACCGGCCTTTCTGGGCAGCTTCTAACTTACCCATCCGGGTACGCTCAATAATCGTTTCCCTTTCCAGCTGGGCGAACACGGCCATCATACCCAGGGCGGCCTTGCCGAAGGGCGTGGTAGTGTCAAATGATTCGGTTACAGACTTAAAGCCGATGCCGGCCGGCTCGAATACATCCTCCAGGAGATATAGCACGTCTTTTTGCCGACGGGACAGACGGTCTAGTTTCAGCACAAGCACGATGTTAAAAGCACCGGTGCCGGCGTCCTGGATAACCCGTTGCATGGCAGGGCGCTCCACGTCCTTACCGGAATAACCGTCATCAACATAGAAGTCGTAAATCTCCCAGCCCTGGGCCTGGCAGTAGGCAAGAAGACGTGATTTTTGAGCAGGGATGGAAAGTCCCTGCTCGACCTGTTCTTCGGTGGATACTCGGACGTAAGCTGCAACCAGCTCCTGTTTAGCCATGATTTCCTCCGCTTAAAGATTAGCCCGGCCGGAGCCGGGCTTAAGCGACAAGATTTATTATTTCATTCTGATTAGTCCACTTTAAAAGCCGATTTGAGTACTCTGATAAAATATGTGTAGATTCTGGCGTCCAAACGTCTTTTGTATCATCTATTACGGAAACCTTATAAAACATTTGATTTTTGATACCTATATCAATAAAAATGAAAGCTGCTTCTTTTGCAATGCGTTTTGCATATGGGCCGCTTTCGGTGGACAGGGTTTTAAAAACTATCTTCTTATTATTTCTTTCAATGTAGAAATCCAACTTGTGTTCGGCTGTTTTACCTTGGACAATATAATCAGTAATGCACTCAACCTTGTTTTTAAAAAACAAATCAGCGACCTCGTCTTTAAATGTTCTAAAAGGGACTTCTTTAATGGTGTAGATTAGGTGCTGAATTGAAGTTATGGCCCTAATAAGCCTATTCATCGCGTTACCGAAATCTTCTCCCTTATCAACCCGAACAGCTATTTCATTTTGGTTATACAAAAAAGCATTATTCTTATGTAAAGACAGCTCCAGATTATTTCGTCTAATATTACTTTTCCCGAATAGATCAATACCGCTTAAAAAAAGATAATCATAAGTTTCCCCGTCATCCGTCAGCACTACTTGATCGGAATCGATTATGGCTTTTATTTCAATACTGTCTCCGTTGGGATCGAGAAAGGGGGTCGTAATAATGCAATCATTGCCAAAGGATTGCATTGAAAAATTACCCTTCAACCAAGACAGGTATTCGTTAATAACAATATTGCAATCCATTAAATCACCCCCTAATTAAAATAGAACCAGCTGAAAATTACCTTCTATCCTTATATTACATTCCTTTAGAAAAGCCATCAAGGCATGATTAAAATTATCTAATGGAATATCATCCACCTCATACGCAAAGTCATCCCCATATTCAGGGGTCCAATAATGCTTGTGGGGAGTGCCATCGGCAAAAACTGTCCCGTCCGGGTTTGTATGCCTCTTGCAATCCCATCTTCTAATTAATTGGTTTCTACGGTAATGTAATGCAAAACTAAACCTTCTTGGCGATTTGGTTGCTCTTAAAGTAAGCTCCTCGCCACTTTCAAGAAAAACAGGTGCGATGATCCTATCGCTACCGCTAATAGTCTGCCATACTAGCGTTTCGCCTAAAGTATATTTTTCTTGCTGGTAAATATATTCACGTTCTTCACTGCTTATCATAGCATTCACCTTTGACTAACAGATTGTCTTTTTGCCAAAATAACCCGCCTGGATGCCGAGGAAATTGTAATTGTTTTTACCGATGCCAAGTTGTATTATCTGTAAAATGCGCTTCTTTCAGATTAACTTCAATATTGGTAGTGTTGTCATGGCCGTACAGGGTCCAGTAATAACTATCGCCTTTTACTTCTCCGGGAGCAAGTTTATAGTTTTGCGATATTGCACCAAAAATGTTATCATCCCTAAGATAATGATTGACTGGTCTGTTGAAGTTATCATAACAATGAATATCCATTGTAAATGCATCAATAGTTTTCTTTGAAATATTCTTTACCCTTACACGCGCTTCAGGGTTTCCAATGGAATTAAATGTCACCCATGCCCTTACTGCTTCAATGGGTGGTTTATTTGCTTCCTCAATTTCCTTTAGCCGTTTTTGCTCATATTCTTTAATTAAGGCCTCTATTTCATTTTTATAGCTACTATTAGAATTATTGTTCAAATAATCTTGCAGTATATTTTTAGACTCAGCAGCCGATTTTTGGATTTTTGCCTTTGCAACCACTTCGTCATACCCGTTTTTCTCTTGTTGTTTAATTTCATTTCTTGTATTTGATATTAAAGCAAGGCCCTCTTCGGCATTGGATTTAATTGCTGCAGTAGGATATTCCTTAATAATTTTACTAAATACTTTTTCAGCTTCGTCTAACTTATTTTCAGAAAACAGCTGCTTTGCTTCTTTGTATAAATTATCAGGGGCGTTTTTTAAATTTTCAATTTCCGCTTCAAGTCCTGCTAATTCAGACCGTAGTTGTGATATTTCATCTTTTAATGTTATATTCTCTTTTTCCATTTCCTTATTGCCACAACCTGCGGTAAATAGAATTAACACTGCAACAATAAGCATTGCTAATTTTCTCATTACTTCAAACCCTCCTTATCAAATCCCGCCACTTCACTTTCCGCCCCATTTCCCTTGCCTTGAGCCTGTAGTACCCAATCTTATGTTCCAAAAACCACTGCTCAACGCCGAATTCATCCGCGATTTCCCAGAGGTAATGATTACCTTCCTCCATAATTCGATTAAATTCGACATCTGGCATTAAAACACTTGTTGCCCAGTCGAGTGCTTTACGCTCGTCCTGGGCAACAGTTATTTTTGTTTGTCCGCAATTATCAGTTTCCCAAAATCCCATTGAGTGGTACCTAATGTGTCCGGGCCGGGGCGGGTATAGGATATGCCCTATCTCTTCGGCCAGAACACATTTTAACTCCCTGGGCTTGTCCCTTAATGATGGATCTAGCGTTACAACCATTTTGGTTGCATCAGCTCTACCAAGGAGTCCAGGGTTTAACTTTTTATAGATAATCCTAATTTTGAGCGCCTTTGCCCACACAAACAAGGTGTCAATGCCCACCATTGATTATTCTCCTTCTTTATCCCCTTCCTCATCAAATACGCCGGTTCCAGGAAATCTAGGTCCATGAGCGGCCGGCTCTGAATACATCGCTTTCGGTAAACCGTACTTTTTTCTTGCAGCCCTTACAAGCTTAAACATGACTTCATCGTCAAAATCATATTCTAAATCCAATTCCGCAAGTCTTGTTAAGGCGTCGCCCAGGGTCTTGGCTTGATATATGTAATCAATGTTTTTATCTCCCAGGCCGCGGGAGTATTTTTTTCTGTTCGCTACCATCTTTGTGGCGGTTTCGCGGTTTATGTCAACGCCTGATTTTTTGGCGATGAGTATTTCTTTTTCTATTGCATCGTGCATGGTTATAGCTTCGGTGTAGGCGTCTTTGCCGTCATGTTTTAGATAGCCAGCGGCGGTCATGAGCTCGGTTACGGTAACACTATTATAGGCTTTGTCAGCCAATTTTAAGATAACATCGGCACTTGGGGCTTTATCTATCAAACGACGTAATAACCTGGAGATATACCCCGGGTCAACATCTGCATCTCTACCATATTTATTTATTGATCGGTTTCCCTTAGCTAAATTCAAAAGTTCAGAAAACCGCTGTTTATCAAAACCCATTGACGTTCCCTCCGTAACTACATTTTATTCAATGGATTGTCTAAAGACAATAGCACAAATGAAAAAAATATTGTTAGTAGACAATAAATGTACTTGACATATTGTCTATGGACATGTTAAATTATTGTCAGTAGACAACGGGAGGTGATTTGAATGACATTGAATACCGAAGAGCTAGTTAAACTCTCAAAAGAGATGAACTGGAGTATTCCAGAACTAGCTAAAAAAATTGGTGTTGATTACTCGCATTTGTTCCGGGTTTTAAATAAGGACAAGGGGGCCGGGGTTAAATTATTGTCTGGGGTTTATAATCTCTGCTTGGAATATGGGTTAGATGTTAATAAGTATATTTTTTTAAACAAACCGTTGTCTGCCAACAACGTTAATAGAACTAAAAAACCCACCGGCACCGAGGGGAGGTAAAAAAAATGAACCAGCTTCAGCGCATTTTCAATTACAACAGCAACCAGGTTCGCACCATTATTAAAGACGGTGAGCCCTGGTTTGTGGCTAAAGATGTGTGCGACATTTTAGAGCATAGCAATAGCAGGATGATGGTTGACCGACTGGACGCAGATGAAAAGGGTGTAAGCACTATTGACACCCCCGGTGGCCCTCAGGATATGGCCGTTGTAAACGAACCAGGCTTGTACGTTTTAATCCTCACTAGTCGCAAGCCCGAAGCCAAAGCATTTAAACGCTGGATTACCCACGAGGTCATCCCGTCTATCCGCAAAACCGGTATGTATACCGCGCCCGTGGCCCTAGAGGACTTGATCATCATGCAAGCCCAATCAGTCAAGGAGCTAAAAGCCAAGGTCGCACTTATCGAGGAAAAAGCCACCGCAGCCCACCATCGCATCGACAACATGGACGCCTTGGACACCATCGGCGACCCACAGCAAAGATTAAACGCCATGGTTCGCAGATATGCACAGCAAGAGGGGCTCTCATTCTCCCGGGCATGGAAGGACTTTCGACAGGCTTACAACACTGCATACAGGACCAACATCACAATGCTAGTTGAAAATTACCGACTCAAAAAAGGCCTAAATAAGGTAACGGTTCCTGGATACCTAGCCGCTACCGGCAAGTTAGAAGACGGCATAAGGGTGGCAGACAAGTTACTGAACATAGCAAGCTAATCACTTCGGCAGCGGCTTCTCTTTGGGAACGTACATTATCAGCACGCAGTACGTAAACTCTGAGCCATCCGCTACCATGTGCACATTAAGGATTCTACTGGGCTTATGAGTCCTCAGCCAGGCGTTAATCTCCATTTCAAGCTCATTGTGATTGTTTGAAGCAAGTAGCTCAACTTTGTAGTGCGGCATATAAATTCCTCCAACCAAAGGTAATTAATCAATAGGGGGCATCCCGGTGAAAAACAAAACTGAAACACTCTCTCCCGAGCGCCGGGAAGAGCGCCGGAAAGTAGAAAACGGCATCCGAATAATGATTCGAATAGCTATGCGGATATTGACTAAGCAAGAAGAAAATGAAGCTCATGGGGCTGGATAGCAGGGAGGTGATACCTTGAACAAATGTCAAATCTGCGGCAAGCCCAGCGATAATCGGCCAATGTGCCAATTGTGTGAAACGAAGGTCAGCATGCAGGCGGTTGTGGACGAATTTAGGCTTTATGCCGAGGAGAGGAAGGCTGGCTAATGTGGATGCTTTTCAAACGGTGGCTAACCGCCAGGCGCGAGGCAAAAGAAAAGGCTTTGCTATTCGCATCAAGCGGGGCGGTAAAAGGCTCAGGTTCAACGCGGAGAAGTCCGTTCCGCTGGTAGTGCTCGGGTGGTTGTTTAGCGCGGTGGTGATGGCGATACCGGTGCTGTTGTTTATCAGGTAGGGGTGGGGGTTACCCCGACAACCTTGGCCCTGGTCATCGGGGCGGGGGTGGAAAGTTGGGGTGGTTTTACAATACAAGCATACACCAGAAAATGGTGTGAAAAAAGCTGATGAATAACACAGTTAAAAAGGGGGCGTGTGTAAAATGATGGGCTCGGTACTCAAAGAAGCCCGCACAGAATATGGACTTACGCAAAAGGTTTTGGGCGATAGGTTTCACATCAGCGGCAGCATGATTAACGAGATTGAACACGACCGCCGCAGGTTACCTAAGGAAATTAAACCAAAGATGGCCAGGGAGCTGGATGACGCGGCGCTGTACCTGGAGTTAGCGAGAGAGGCCACCGGGGGCATTGGGGCACCATGGCTGGACAGGATCGACGACCACCGCGTCGTGTGCTGCCTGAAGTTTCACGAGGAAGTAATTGAGGCGCTGGAAATGTTGGAGCGAGTTATGCCGGTGTTGTTACGCCGGGGCGGACGTGAGCAGGTTACGGTTGGTGAGCTGGACACAATTAAGATGACACTGGTGGAGATTATCGAGGTCGTCACGGCCGCGCAGAACACAGTGGCGCGACTGGCCAAGAGTTACGGTTTCAGCCTGGCCCAGCTCTGGGATGAACACCAGGAGAAGCTTATCAGGTCAGGCTACTTAGAGCAAAAAAAATAAGCCGTCGGAAGCGGCTAAGTAAAATACTCAACAAATTATACCACAGCCAGTGTTATGTAAGCAAGAAAGGTGGTGCTGTAAATGTCTGAAATTGCGGATAAAGTTCAGGAGTTGCGCAATTTGTTCCAGGCCCGGTTCGGGGTAGAGGCCGATGTTCAAATATCAATCCATGACACCTCAAAAGAGCTGGCCAATTACATTACTAATGAAGTAGCTTCTCAAATGGATAAGGATGACATTAAGCAGTACAAAAATACCAGCCGGGAAGAGTTTAAGTGGGTGACGCTCAGGACTAATCACTTTAACCTTGCCGCGTTTTATGAGGATGGTCATGTACTCACATCCCACGATAGATGACCCATACCAGTACCCGACAGTATACCAGTTCCGGCCCGGCGACGTTGTGGAGCATCTACTTAAACCCGGGGTGCCGGCGGTCATCGTGTCGGGGCCGGAGCAGGGACTGACCGGCAATAAATACCGGGTGCGGTTTCCCGGGGGTAACGTGGAGATTGTGTCGGAACGGAATTTAACGTGAAACCCAATAGGGGAGCGGCCAATGATGGTGGTATACCGGCCCGGGGGAGGCTGCTCCCGTTAACAATGATGATATGACCAGGACCATTCCCCGTGGCAACGAGTGGGGACGGGGCGCAAGTAATGGATCTTAACCCTGCTGGACCGTGGCCGGGGCAGGGTACGACAAATAATTGCGGTGGGCGGCGTGGGATGGTCGGTCAATTCAGCCCGTGACGAACGGGAAATGCCGAGACCGACCGACGGACGGTAGGCGGTCCCCCACCACTGCATCAAATTTATATGGAGGGATACAAAATGGGAGACCAACAGGAAATTACCCGGAGCCAGAGCTCCGTAGAGGTTAGCACCAATGGCAAAGGCGAGAAGAGCTGGAAAGTTAAAGCTTACGCCGACACTGTGGAAGAAGCCATCAGGCTGGCGGTAGATGCGGACAAGCAAGTGGCAGATGCACTGAAGGGTGGTAAATAGATATGGCAATGCTGGATCCAACTACTCAGGTTGTCGCTACAATAAACGACTATCCCGAGACCAAGTACAACCGCCTTTTTCCTTGCACACTGACCCAACTCAGTCCACTGCACAAGGTAATGGTCAACCTGGTTAAGATAGACCCCAGCAATGACAGTGATGTTTATGCACAGAAAAACGGTGGTCTATCCTTTACTAAGATATCTTGCCTTAAGCTGATGACAGCTGCAAACGTGATTATGGAAGAGTCAAGGCCCATTTTGCCGGCTGCTTGTCAGCGATGCGTTCAGGTGGCCAAGATGACCGGGGCGGCTCCTCAGTGTGGCAGCTGCCAGACAAAGCAGGACGTTGCATATCAAGTATCTATACTGGTTCCCGAACCATCCGGTGGTCATCGTAGGTATATCGCCACCAAAGAGATATCCAAGGAGCAGTATCTTGCCAAGAAAGCTCCCCTTGAACACATGTCTGCACAGTGCGAGACAAAGGCCCTCTTACGGGCTCTCCGGGCTGGTCTTGGAATTAAGGGAAGTTACACGAAGGCCGAACTGCAGAAGCCCTTTGCAGTGGCCCTGGTTGTTCTCAATACGACTGACCCCGAGCTTAAAGCAGCCATGATTCAAAGGTATGCTGCCGGTGAGAGCGCCTTGTTTGGGGCTCCAAAGGCCGTTGCACTGCCAGCGCCGGAAGTGCAGGCATTAACAAGCGGGGTAACCACTGAGGACATTGGTGATGGTCGAACAGTTGATACCACTACCGGAGAGGTAACTGAAACCACTGTAGTAAGCGGTGACGATGACCCGCCAACTTTTAGCGGAGGATTTGGATTTGTTAACTGCGAGGGTGACGAGTGCGGCGGCATACTTGAATCATTTGAAGACCCGCAAACAGGCCATTGGTCCGTTGAACGCCTGGAGCAGTATACGAAAGAGAACTTTTCTAGAACTCTGTGCCGCAAGTGTGCGCTTAAGGCCACAGCGGCCGCCAAGAAGGGGGCGTAGGCTTTGAAAATACTTCATACCGCCGACTGGCACCTGGGCGAACTTACCGGGCCCGTGGTGGACGGCCAGAACGTCCGCCTGATGGATACCGTGCGCTGCATTGATTACCTGGTGGATAAAGCCAACGAAGAAAAGCCCGACGTTATTCTGATCGCCGGCGACCTGTTCAATAAATCTCAGATGTGGGCATCACCCATGTTAAACCTCATAGATATTGCCGCCTCACGCCTGCGCAAGCTGGCTGCCATCGCGCCCACAGTGCTGATGTATGGGACGGCAAACCACGACAGCATGGACGCGTTTAAAAACATTGATTTAATGTATATTCCCAGTCTTGATATTATTACCACTCCCGCTTTTTTCACCGTTCAAACCAAGTCCGGGCCGCTGCAAGTCGCAGTGGTTCCGGGCCTTGACAAGGGCCATTTTCGCGCCCAATACCCCGGCATGGATGCCACAGAAGAAAACGCTATTTGCTCCAAACTGCTCGGGGATCTTGTCCTCGGCCTGGGTGTGCAAGTAGATCAATCCATCCCCTCAATTCTAATGAGTCACTACACCGTGGCCGGTTGCGAATACGACAACGGCCAGATGACCATATTCAATAACTCCGAAGTAATCCTGCCCAAGGAAGCACTGGCCGCCTCTCCGTTTGACCTGGTGTGCCTGGGGCATATCCATAAAGACCAGGAAGTAGACCACTGCGTGGTGCCGACATTCTACAGTGGTCCCCCGAATGGGTTGACATTTAACGAAGAGGGACAGCGTAAGGGATTTTGGATGCATGAAATAGTAGATCCTGAATCTGTTCCCGATGCGATAAGAGGTTTTGGGAAGTCAGCAAGAGTGCGCTCCTTCTTTATCAAAACCCCCGCCCGTGAGTTCTTGACCATGAATGTTGACCTGCGCGAAGCAGTTGACCTGGAAATGGAGCTTAAGTGGCAGCTGGCCGGCATCGGCGTGGATGGGGAAGCACTCTTAATGTTTCCAACCACGGGAAAAATAGTTCGGCTGCATTACCAGTGCACCGAGGAGCAGAAGAAACAGCTTAACCACCGAGAAATGGAACAGTTGCTTTACAAGGGCGGAGCCTTCTACGTGTCGGAGATTAAGCCGGTGCAAGTTGTGGCCGCCCTCTCCAAGCAGGAAATGAGCGAGAACGCCGGGCCCCAGGAGAACCTGCGCAGTTGGTGCCGCGCCGAAGGGTTTACCGCAGAGGAAACCCTGGCCCTGGAAGTATTGGCCCGGCCACTGATTGAAGCAGTGTCGGCTCGGATGCCAACCGGGAAGCTGTCCGGGGTTTTCATCCCCCGCCAGCTGGAAGTCAAGAACTATCGGTCATACAAGGAAGAAACATTCGACTTCTCCCCGGTAACCTTCGCCACGGTGAACGGCCCGAACGGTGTGGGCAAATCAGCACTTTTCATGGACGCCATGCGCGATTGTCTATATGAGGAACCCCGGGAAGGCGACTTGACCGGGTGGATCAGTAACGATGAAGCGGCCAGATCCGGAAGTATCACGTTTGAGTTTAGCATGGGCGACACCACCTGGCGGGTGATCCGGACCAGGGCCAAGTCAGGCAAAACCACTTTGGCCCTGCAGGAGCTGGTTGATAGCGAGTGGGTTGACCGCGGTGATACCAAAAAAGACGATACCCAGCATAAAATAATTAATCTCCTGGGTATGGACGCGATGACCTTCAGGTGCTGCGGGCTCATCATGCAGGATGCTTACGGCATCTTCCTGGAAGCTGACCGGGCCGACCGCATGGATGTGCTGGGTAACATCCTGGGCCTGGGCGTATACGAGCAATTGGAGAAGCTGGCCAAGGAAAAGGTGACGGAGACTAACCGGGAGCTGAACCGGATTAAAGATAAGCTGGCCGAGTTGGGTGAGAAGCTGAAGGCGAAGCCCGGGCTTAAGTCAGAGCTGGCTGAGGTTAAAAAGGAAATGGCAGCACTGGCCACCGACATCGAGGCCAAGGAAGCACAACTGCGTGAGGCCGAAGAACTGGTCAGGAGTTTGGAAGCTAAGTCAGTTAAAACGGGGGAGCTGCAGAAGCAGATCCGGGCGCTGGGAAATGAGCTTGCCGGTCTGGAAAATGATAAGTCCGGCCATGAGGAACGCCTGAGCCGGGCACAAGAAGTGCTGTCTGCTGAGGAAAAGATTCTGGCCAAGGCGTCTGAATACGAAGAGACCCGGGAAAAGGTTGCTGTACTTCAAACCAAGCGGCCGCGATTGCTGGAACTGGACGGGGAACAGGGACAAGCTGCAAGTGACCTGACTAAACTAGATAAGGAAATGAAGCGGCTTAACACTATGATTAAACCTCTGGAAGAAGTGCTGGCTAACCGGGAGAAGTTTTCCCTGGCTCTAGCTAAGTACCGGGAAGCTGTGGGTGTGCTGGAAGGCATGGATGCCCTGGCGCAAAAACATGAAAACCTACGCTCAAAGGTCATGGAAATTGAAAAGGTAACTGACCGCATGAAGGATGAGCGATACGAAAAAGTCCTTATTCTGAAAGCCTTGATGGAAAAGGCCGCGATGCTTGAAAACTCCAACTGCATCGATCCGGAAAAGGCAAACTGCAAATTCCTGGCTGATGCGGTAGCAAGTAAGGCGCAAATCCCCAGCCTGGAGGCTGAGATAGCTGCCTTGCTGGAACAAATTAAACCACTGGATGAACAGGTAATGACACTAGACCGCCAAATGGATGACCTAAATTATAACATGTATGAACATGCACGCCTCAAAACAAAGGTTGCAGAGCTCCGTCCCCAGGCCGAACTGGCAGCAGAGCTTTCCGCCAAGGCTGAATTACTGGAGCACCTAAGGAAGCAGCTGGGCCAGGTGGAGGCCCAGGAGAAGCAGCTTAAAGAGCGGCTTGAATCGGTAATAGTTTGGGCCCGGCAGTTGGCCAAAGAACTAGAACCTCTGGCAGTCATGGAAGCGGCCCTGCCCAACCTGAAAAAGTGGGCTGCCGCCAAGGAACAACTTCCGGCCGCACGTCAGGCGCTGGCCGTGGCCTCACAGGCTATCTCTAAACTGGAACAGGACATCAAGACCAAGACCGAGCAACATCAGCAACTGAACAAGGAACAGGATCGGTTAGCAGTTGAGGCCGCTGGTCTTGATGACGCCAAGAAAAACGCCGACAACCTGCGGGGATATATCAAACACCTGCAAGATAAGCAGAACAGTCTGCACGGCAAAGCCGGCGGGATTAAGGCCCAGCTGGATGCTCTGAAAAAGGATGAGGAAGAGCGCCGGCAGGTGGCCGCTGAGATGGAGCCCCAAGCCGCACTACTAACCAGTTACCAGACACTGGTGCGGGCCTTTGGGCAGGATGGCATACCTTTTTCGATAGTGCGGACCGTGGTGCCGGAGCTATCCGCCCAGGCCAACGAGATCCTGGGGCAAATGACCGGGGGTAAGATGAGCCTGGATATGCGGACCGAGCGCATCCAGAAGAGCAGCAAGAAAGAGGTTAACGCTCTGGAGATATGGATTACTGACTACCAGCGGGGGAGCCTGCCGTATAAGTCCCGCAGTGGCGGGCAGAAGGTGAAGGCGGCACTGTCTGTGGCGTTTGCCCTGGCTGACCTGAAAGCACGGCGGGCGGGGATACAACTAGGCATGATGTTTGTCGATGAGCCGCCCTTCCTAGACGGAGAGGGCACGGACGCATACTGCGATGCCCTGGAGGTAATGAGCCAGCGGTACCAGGGAATGAAGGTTATTGCTATCAGCCACGACCCGAGGATGAAGTCCAGGTTCCCACAGCAGATTGATGTCGAGGACCGGGGGGACGAGGGCAGTAAACTTAAGCTTATTGCATAACACCACTGCATAATTTGCATACACCAAGCCCGGCGGGCAAAGGAGGATATCATGGCAAGCGCTGAGATTATCCACAGAAATGCGGTCCCGATGGAAACTACCGAGGGCGACAAATCAATTGCCCTGGAGATTGATAAGACTCAAATCACCGGTGAGAAGTGCCAAGTATCTTACAACAGCTACGGACACATGGCCGTCCGGTTCATCGACGGCGAAAGCGACAAGCTTATCGTGTTCGACCAGCAGTCAAGCCGGGAGATAATCCAGTTTTGTAAAGCAGTTTTTTGTAAAGGCAATTGTATTAGCGACATTCCGTTTTAAGAGCCCCGGCGGGGTGCCTAGCTCCGCCAACGGTAATTTTTTTTACCTATGCTAGCTGGAAACACTTTCCGCGATATGTATATGCTGGGAGGTTTAGATTATGACCTGCACAGTCTGCAAAAAAGAATGTCCGCTGGTAGCCTGGGATCAAAACGGCGAGTGCCCCCACTGCGTCGGTAGCGCATGGCACTGTAGCAATTGTAAAAGCAAGGCCTGTCTAAAATAGACCCTACTGCTCAGGCGGGTATTTGTAGGGAATACAAAACCGGAAGGAAGGCACGCTCCTTGTAAAATCTCATATATCTCGCCTGGGTTTTCTTTTTACGAAAGGTTGGTGCGAATGATGAAAACCACTGCTGCTATAGATGACACCGGTAAATACCGTTACTCCCTGATTCGCGAATGGGATGAAGACAAGCCCCGTGTGCTGTTTATCATGCTAAACCCGAGCACTGCGGACACCACCCAAGATGACCCAACCATCAGGCGATGTATCGGCCTGGCGAAAAGGTGGGGTTATGGTTCGGTTGAGGTGGTCAACCTGTTCGCGTACCGGTCCACGGATCCGCGGCAGTTGGCCATGGTGACCGACCCAGTGGGTCCACTTAACGACGAGTATATCCGGTCTGCCATGGCCAGGGCTCACCTTGTGGTGGCAGCCTGGGGAACAAAGGGGACGCTGAGGAACAGGCACCTTAAGATTTTTCACTTGGCAAATGAAGTAAGGCTGGCCAAGGCAAGTATGTTCTGCCTGGACATGACCAAGCGGGGGCACCCAAAGCATCCGCTGTATATCAGCAACCAGGTAAAGCCAAAGCCGTATTGGTTGGAGGTGGGATAGATGAAAACCCTTAGCCTGATCCAGCCCTGGGCCACACTGGTGGCCATCGGGGCGAAGCGAATAGAAACCCGGTCATGGGCGACCAAATACCGGGGGCCGCTGGCGATACATGCGTCAAAGAAAGTTGATAGGGTTATTTGCCTGAAGAAGGAATTTGCAATACCGCTAAATGAGCACGGCTTTGTTCTGGTAAAAGACCTGCCTGTTGGCGCGGTGATTGCTACCTGCACACTGGTGGACTGCATGAAAGTAAGAACACTAAGACCTGTAAAGAGAGACGGAAAAATTGTAATGACTGCCTTTCTGGAAGCCGAAAATAGTCTGCTCGAAGTAAATGGTAACGAGCTTGCTTTTGGGGACTACACCCCAGGCCGTTATGCCTGGATTTTGGAGGACGTGCGGACGCTACCCGAACCGGTACCGGCAAAGGGGATGCTGGGACTCTGGAGCTGGGAACCGCCGGAGGAAGTTGGTAAGCAATGCAAAAATACCGGCTAATCCTCTCGGACCCGCCCTGGCAATACAACGACCAGGGGACGCGCCTCTCGCCGGCCTACGAGGGCAAACAGCGCAAGTCCGGCCCACACTATGACACCATGACCCTGGCCGATATATGCGCCCTGGGTGAGTGGGTGCGGTGGATAACCGAGGATGACGCGATACTGTTGTTGTGGTCAACTCACCCCATAAAGCAAACGCATCCGTGGCCGGTGATTAAAGCCTGGGGCTTTAGGTACTCGACGGCGATACCGTGGATAAAAGCCCGGTGGGACGTAAAGCTGGGCCGGTTTGTTTATCAGATTAGCGGGGGCAAAACCACCCGGGCTTGCAGCGAGGAACTGCTGGTTTGCCTTAAGGGCAAGGGTGCATCACTGGTGACAGACCGTGGGATACCGGGGGCGATTATTGCACCAAGGACGACGCATAGTAAAAAGCCGGTGGAACAGTACGATATAGCCGAGAGGATGGTTCCGGGCGGGCCATGGTTGGAACTGTTTGCCCGGGGAATAAGGCCGGGATGGTCGGCATGGGGGGATGGTTTGAGTGGGTAAATCAAAAATAGAGTGGACGGACAGGACTTGGAATCCGGTTACAGGCTGCACGAAGATAAGCTCGGGATGCGCAAACTGCTATGCCGAACGCATGAGCAAGCGCCTGGCGGGGCGGGGCGGGTACGATAAGGATGAACCTTTCAAGGTAACGCGACATGTAAAGCGCCTAGGCGAACCATTACGTTGGAAAAAACAGCTTTCCCGAATTTTTGTCTGTAGCATGGGCGACTTATTCCATGAGGATGTACCGAATTGGGTAATTGACGAGATATTTGGGGTAATAATGGCCTGCAATAAATTAATCAATGTTCCTGATCATACATTTATGGTTTTAACCAAACGACCGGAAAGGATGCTTAAATACTTAACCGAGCGTGAGCCTGTGCAGTTACTCAAAGAGTGGGCCAAGGTTACCAACTGGTTAACGCTAGACGACGCTGACATCACATTTGAAGAACTTATCTACAGCACCACTTGCCACGATTGGGACGAAAACGGCAGAAATAGCAGCGGCAGTGAATACAAGCCGTGGGGCTATATTGACAAATTGTGGCCTTTACCCAATGTGTGGCTGGGCGTAACCGCCGAGAACCAGGAGCAGGCAGACGCGAGGATCCCGGTGCTGTTGCAGATACCGGCGGCGGTACGGTTTGTGAGTGTGGAGCCGATGCTGTCAGCCGTGGACATTTCGCAATACCTTAGTCCCATGTTCTACGCTGGGGAAGAAAAACCCGCACCACCAGGCATTAACACCAAGCCATACAGACCAGCAAGGATTAGGGGCGCTGTGGGTTGGGTTATCTGCGGAGGCGAAAGTGGCCCAGGAGCAAGACCGATGCATCCAGATTGGGCGCTGGGGTTGCGGGATCAGTGTGTGGCGGCAGATGTGAGCTTTTTCTTTAAACAGTGGGGCGAGTGGGAAACTTTTTACGACCGGGATAATGACGACCCCGATTGGCGCAATGTCCCAGGGGAAAAGCCTGGAGTTTGCCGGTTAAACTTAGCCGGTGGGTGTGGATTCCACGGTGAACGGGTTGTTTATCTCCATCGCGTTGGCAAAAAGAAAGCCGGCCGCCTGCTGGATGGGCAGACGTGGGACGAGATGCCGGGGGTGGAGTAATGTTCATCAGCTTTAAAGACCTGACAAAAGAGCAAGCCCGGGACTTGGACCATAAAATCTCCACCGCCATAGCGGCTATCAAGTCAGCCTTTGCAGTATGCCGTCACCGCCCGGCGTTGGCCTTCTCCGGAGGCAAAGACAGCACAGTGCTCTGGCACCTGATACGAACCAATTTTCCGGAGCAATCTAGCCGGATGGTGATTATATACGGCAATACCGGAGTTGAATATCCGGAATGTGTCAAGTTTGCGCGTCAACTGGGCAATGAGTGGGGCAATGGAAACTTTTACGAGGCCACCGCGAGCCGCACGGAAAACGAGAAATTGAAATACCGGGCACAGCAAGAGGTGCTGCAGTATCTCATCGATGAGGACAGGGTTGGCGAGATTCTAAAGGACGACGGGAAACTTAAAAGCACCGCAACGCTGGAAGCTGCTTGCCCTAGTCACCTGAGAGAAAAGTTTGAGAGTGAAAAGCTAATCTGGCCGGTGGGGACACGCAAATCTTACTTGTGGTGCGTTGACCAGTACGGCTGGCCGCTGTTTGGTAAAGCAGCGTCCAAGCTCAAAGCGCATCGCATAAACATTGATTGTTTCCTGCGGTTCTCCCAAAGTGCCAGCGATGACCCAAAGCTGCTTGAATACTACGATCTGCTGAAAAAGGTGAAGTTCTCCCAGGCCTGCTGTGACATCCTGAAAAAAGAGCCCAGCGAGCGCATGCAGGTCAAACTGGGCGTAGACGTTATTTTCAAGGGTCTGATGGCCGCTGAAAGTCGGACAAGGAAAATAAATTTTGCCACCAGGGGATATTTGTTTGAGTCTCACCGGGATCACCTTGGTAATGATTCATTTTGGCATTGCAATCCCTTGCAAATCTGGACGGATGACGATATCTGGGCTTATATAAAACGGTTCAATGTTCCTTATTCTCCACTGTATGACATGGGGTGGACGGATAAAAACGGCGTCTACCACAAAATTAAGCGTAACGGCTGTATGGCTTGTGGTACTGACCTGCTGTACCCAAACAACCACATGGCCATGTTGCGGCACACGCACCCAAAACAGTGGATGTTTTACATGCGCTGGGGAATGGCCGCTGAGATTCGCAAAATCCAGCTGGCCAGGCGTAAAAGTGGGTGGTCACTGTTCGACATGTACGATGCCGAGGATTTGTTGGAAATAAGGCCCTGCATCTTTGACCACGTAGACCAAAAAGAACAACAGTTCACACTGGACTTCGGGGAGGTGGGTTGATTGACTGATTTGATGACATACGGTGTCCTCCACTTGTTCGCTGGGATCGGCGGGGCCGCTTTGGGCATGCAAGAAGCTGAATCAGAATACCGCGGCATCCGCGGGAACTTCACCACACTGGCCGGCATCGATTGCGACCCGGAAGCATGCAAGGACTTTGAAAACCTAACCGGAGCACCGGCCGCACAAATGGATCTGTTTAGCCGGGAGGACTATATAGCCTTCCACGGCCAGGAACCACCGGAAAACTGGCGGGAAGTAACACCGGCGGACCTACTGAAGGCAACCGGGGGCATAGCACCAGACGTGATATTTACCAGCCCACCATGCAAGGGCTTCAGCGGCCTACTGCCGACCAAGAGCGCCAAGAGTCAGAAATACCAGGCACTAAACCGGTTGACCGTGCGTGGTCTAAAACTGGCCTTAGAAGCGTACTGTGATGACCTGCCGGGCATTATCCTGCTGGAGAACGTCCCACGGATTACTTCCCGGGGGGCTGCCCTGCTAGATGAAATCAAGGCCTTGCTGGGCGCCCATGGATACCTGTTCCACGAAGGTTCCCACGATTGCGGAACCATTGGCGGTCTGGGCCAGCATAGGAAGCGGTACCTACTGATAGCCCGACTGCCGGCCAAAGTGGCCAGCTTTGTGTACCAGCCTCCCCAGTTGCGGGTGCGCTCCATCGGGGAGATTATCGGCCCACTGCCGATGCCGGATGACCAGGCCGGGGGTGTTATGCACAGGTTACCACGCCTACAGTGGAAAACGTGGGTGCGCCTGGCGCTTATCCCGGCGGGGGGTGACTGGCGAGACCTGGAGAAGATAGCGCCAGAGCAATACCGGTTGGAGCATGTGCCCCGCAGCGGTGCTTTTGGGGTGCAGGATTGGGATGGTGCTGCTAACACGGTTACCGCTGCTGACGGCCCGAACAACGCCACGGTTAGTGTGGCTGACCCACGCCTGGGCCATGAACCCCGGGAAGGTGTTTACAAGGTTCAGAGGTTTGATGAACCAAGCACCACGGTCACTGGTGCGGCCAAAGTAGGGACATCGAACGGAGCAACTTGCATTGCTGACCCGCGCTTGCCTGACCGGGATAACCGGCACCCGGGAGTTTACCGGGTAGTGAGGTTTGATGAGCCGGGTCCATGTGTGACCGGTACCAGGTTTGGGAGTGGAGCTCCGGCCATAGCTGATAACAGAATCGGCGGTGGGTACAGTAACAAGCGGAAGGTGCTGGAGTGGAACGAGCCGGCCACAACAGTAACAGGAACGCCGGACATTCAATCGGGAGCCCAGAGTATAGCCGACCCGCGTACCGGTTTCAAGGACAGCACTCATCATGCCATCTACCGGGTGGGGAAATGGGAAGCGCCGGCCAGGACTATAACCGGGGCCATGCGGCCGAATAATGGTGCACCGGTGATAGCGGACCCGAGACTGAATGCCAGGAAAAACAGGCGCAGCAACTCGCACACGGTGCGGCCATGGGATGGACAGGCCCACACCATTACCGGTGAAGATTCGGTTGGAAGCGGGGCTCAGTCAATAGCAGACCCGCGTCTAGGGTGCAGCTGCCGGAACGGCCTTTACGGCGTCCAGGACTGGGGTGAACCGGCGAACACGGTGACCGGGGCCCGGAACCTGCACTCCGGTACCGCTGCAGTGGCAGACCTCAGGATTCCGGCCGACACAGAGCAGGGCACATGGATAATCATTGCCGAGGACGGCACCTGGCACAGACCACTTTCTACATGGGAGCTCATGGCGTTACAAGGGTTCCCGCTGTACATGGCGGATGGCAGTCCGGTTGTGTTGGCGGGGAATAGTGACGCCCGGTGGCGTGAGAGAATTGGCAATGCGGTACCGCCTCCGGCAGCCATGGCCATAGCCAAGCAGATGTTGCGGACGCTGTTGGTGAGCCAGGAAGGGCACTGGGAAATGTCAGCGACACCGATATGGGTACGGGAAAGGGTGGACATCAATGGGACCGGTGCTTAAATACCCGGGGAGTAAATGGATGGTGGCCAGCTGGATAGTGGGCCATATGCCATCCCACAGGGTGTACCTTGAACCTTTCTTTGGATCTGGCGCTATCTTGTTTAATAAGCCCCGGTCAATTATAGAGACTGTCAACGATATTGATGGAAACATTATTAATCTCTTCCGGGTAATACGCGAACAACCGGAGGAACTGGCCCGGCAAATTGAATGGACGCCCTGGTCGCGAGAGGAATACACCAACCTTTTAACTTCTGCCACGGCAGATTGTTACTTCAAGCGGACCGGTGACCCGGTTGAAGATGCCAGGCGCATGCTTATAAGAATGTGGATGGGGCACGGCTCAAAAACCAGTGATCGTACAGGATGGCGGCATAATGTTCAATCAAAAGTGGGCACCTGTTGCTCTATTGTATGGACCGGGATGTCCGAGCGGATAATGGCGGCTGCCGAAAGGTTAAAGGGTGTGCAGATTGAGTGCCAACCGGCAGTCGAACTGATTGAACGCTACAAATACCAAGAGGTGCTGATATACGCAGACCCGCCTTATTTACTTGAGACACGCCGGGAAAAGCGCCAATACAAGCACGAGATGGCCGACGCAGACCACATTGATTTACTCGAGGCCTTGGATAAACATCCGGGCCCGGTCATACTTAGTGGTTATACTTGCCAGCTATATGACGAACGTCTGAAACGCTGGACTAGGCGCACAGCCAAGGCCATGGCAGAAGGTGGCCGAGAGAGGCAGGAAGTTTTATGGCTCAACCAGGTGGCCACGAAGGCCATGGATGGGTACCAGTTATTTGGGGAGGTAGGGTTATGAGGCCCATCAGGAAAATATACCGCGAGTTTTACCGGCAGCAACGCATACTGAACCGGATGCCAATGGATGATTACCCGGCCCTGCTTAGGCAAAGCCGTGTGGTGGACAAGTTGCACATGGAGATAGAGCGGACGCTGGTGGCGGCGAGGGTAAGGCAGGCGGCTTAGATAATCAGTTAATCAGGGGGATGGCACTGTGCCGAAGGGTGACCGGGAAATATTCAAGGCTGACATAGATGACGGCTACACAAAAATAGCTGACCTTTTACTTGAAGCCCTGGCTATGGCAAAGCTAAACGGGGTCCAAAAAGGTATTTGCCTTTTTATCTGGCGCCGTACTTACGGGTGGGGGATTAAAGAGGACCGTATCCCACTTAAAGACTTTGCTCGAGCCTGCGATTCCAGCGAATCATACATATCAAAGCAGATTAAACAACTGGTTCACTGGAAGGTTATTAATAGGACTTCATATGAGCCTGGGAAGGTGCCATCCTTCACTATCAACACAAGGGTTGCACAATGGGACAAGGGTTGTCTGAATGTGCAAGGGTTGAACGAGTGTATAAGTCAAGGGTTGTACAAATGTGCAAGGGTACCCTTGTCTGATTGTGCAAGGGTTGACCAGACTTCGGCCTTAGAGACGCAAGAGGTTGAGCCACCCCTATATACAGGTTATAGACAATATATAAACAATGATGATGATAATGCGCGCGAGGAACGAAACAAAATCGTATCGACCTTTGAACAGGAATTTGGCAGGCTCATATCTCCAACTGAGTTTGAAAAGCTGACGGCTTTTATTAAAGATAAAAATGGCTTTCCTGAAGATGTGGTTTGTGAAGCCATCAAACGCGCTAGGTTGCATGGTTCAACCAACGTCTCTTATGTCGCAAGGGTATTAAACAACTGGAAAGATGATGGTGTCATAAATATGGCCGGCGTGGAACGAGTGGATAAGGAGTTTGAGCAGCGGAAGGTTAAGGGCTGTAAGCCCAAGGCCCGGGCCAGACCACCGGACAACGGTAAAAAAGAGCTTATCCAATCCCTGTATAGGAGTTAGGAGGTAGTTATGGCAGACCTAAAGGATCTTGAAAACGCTCCATGGCCAAAGTTTGTGCGTGAAGCAAAGAAACAGGTAGCCTGCGCCTACTGTAAACCGGACGCCCAAGGCCACCACGCCTGCAACTGCCCGAACAGGCCAGCGGACGCCTGGGCCGCCATAGGTGATGTGCTGGCTGGGGGTTTAGGGCTCCGACCTCATGAATTGGAGGCCGACACCACGCCCCAAACCTGCCGCGAATGCCTTAGCTGCATCCGGCATTACAACCGGCTCTGCCCGGGTCTGGTGGTGTTCACCCGAGACGGCTGCATATCGGCAAGTGAGACATGGCGGAAGGAGCGCGATGAGCGTGGACAAACGTCAACAGGCGATAGCAGAGCGGATTAAAGCAGACCTGCCCGTCTGGGATATGTTGCCGGTGCAGCTCATACTCGACATCCTGGATAGGGTTGATTATTTCGACCTTTTGGAAGCGTCCGCAACGGTAGTGTATGTGCTTAAAAGGGGCGCTCAACCAGTTGAGTTGTTAAAGCAGTTGGATGGTGTGCTTAGAAAGGCGGGTGTGGAGGTTGAGTGACAAATGCATCAATCAGTTTATGAGCGGGGTTACTGCTGAGATTGAAAGGCTAAACAAAGAGAATAAAGAACTGCTGGCCGAGCGGGACGAACTACGCGCCAAGTTGTTACCCTTGGGATCGCCTAGTAGTTTTCAATTATGGCGCGGTGAATGTGGGCACGTTTGGCGCAAGGACCAGGCTGATAACTGCCCTATTTGCGAGCGGGACGCATTGCGGAAAGCTGTGGAGGCGGCGCGGGAGTACAAAGATGAAATAGGCCCAGACTTTGAAAGCGAAAAACGCTATACGCTTTGTCGGGCACTAGGTGACCTGGCCGCGCTGGACGGTGACACCTGATGCCAGTCTTACGCAATGCCAAAAGTAGCGGCGGCGCCACCCGCATGTATGACGCCGGGCCGGTAACCACAAAGCTAAAGCCCCGGAAACGCCCGGAGCGTAAAGTGGTCATCCTGGAAAACCTGGACTTTGCCTGGAAGCCTTCAGACATGACCAGAGCGGCCGAGATGTGGCAGGAGGGGATGCCGGTACCGGACATGGCGCGGGAGCTAAAGCGGCATGATGATGAGGTGCTACTGCTAATAGTGCACCTTGGCAGACTGGGACGGATACAGGCAAGACCGGGCGGAATTTTAGGGTAGTTGATACCGGAGGTGTGATATGGCCATTTTCATCAGCAAGGAAACCATGGAAAGTTACGATCTATCCTGCCCCAAGTGCGGCAGTCTGAACAACCTCCGGATCGCCGGTGTTTACGAAAATAAAAGTCGGCCGGAAAGGTGGTTCTGTCATTGCGCAACCTGCGGAAAGAGCTTTAAACCAAGAAAGAAGGGGGAAAAAGAAGTGGCGTCAATCATGGACACGGCGAAGCAGAAACTGCCCAAAGAATTGCTTGGCAAGCGGTTGGCAGATGGTATTACTCAGCAGGCCATTGGCGACGATTGCGATGTTCCATTTTGGGCAGTGAGCAAGCTTAAAAAAGAGTATTGGCCCGATGGATTTAAGCCGGAAGATTACAAGGAGGATGAAGACGTGAACGAGCCAAAAGAAGGCGGCATCCAGGTAGAAAACTGCGTCGCGGTTCACAGTGAACCAAAGGTCGAAGAATTAGACCCGATTTACGATGAAGCAGCTACACAACTGGAGCCAGCGTCCAACGAGCTAAAAGAAGGCCCGGCCAACACGATGAATATACACGATCTGCTTAAGCTGCGGGATGAATACAAGGCGCGTCTGGCCTGGATTGACAAGAAATTCGCTGAAATTATCGTTGAGGTGCCGCGTGACCAGGCTATCTGAAGCCCAAGTCCGAAAGTTAGGCATCTTGCCAACCAAAAAGCCAAAGCCCGTGCGCGTCTCCAGTGTCCAGTGGGACGCCCGGCTCATCCCCGGCGGCGTGTGGCTGCAGATACCGCATGTGCCTCCCTCGTTAAACGTCTGGAAGAAATGGCACTGGTCGAAGGAACAAGAGTACAAGCAGGAGCTCACTGATGCAATCCGGGGCCTGGTGATGGCCATGCGCCTGCCCTGGTACCGACTGGCCACGGTGCAGGTGATTATCTACTTCTCGGTGCGGCGGATCCGCGACCCGGCCGACAACTTTGCACCAAAGCAACTGATGGACGCGCTAGTCCAGGGAGGGATCCTGGAGGATGACCGGGGCGATTGGGTGCAGGTGATGGTGACGAAGTTGGAGATTGACCGGGAGAGGCCCAGGACGGAAGTATTTATTTGGGAGGAATGAAAATGTCCAAGAAAATGTTTGCTCTGAACGAAGATGGCGTAACTGAGTGGGTTATTGCTGAAAACAAGAATCAAGCACTAAGCTTTGCGGCCAATATGTGGGGGATTGACGTGGTCCTGAATTATTACGCCGAGGATAAAGAATCTAATCCCGAATTAACCGTAAAAGAATTTATTGACGGGTTTGTTAGAGAGGTGCCCAGCGAAAGCATGTTTACCCACCACGAATACGGCGATAGTCACAAAGACGTGGTAAAGAAAACAATGGGTGAATTTCTGGATGATGCAACCGAAGTGCCCTGTTACTTTGCTTGTCAGGATTATTAA